CACCGTCGCCTGATCGAGCGGCGCAATTTCCTGTTCCTCGATCCAATGCATCTCGACATCGGGGCCGAAGAAGCGGGCGATAATGCGGTTGATGAACGCCAGCGCCCAGTCCTTGATCGGCTCAAGCCCCTCTTGCAGGGCCTGTTCCTTGGACGTGGACGCGGTGGCGCGGTTGTTCGACTTCGTGAACGCGGTGGGCGGGATCGAGAAGGCGTAGCACACGATGCGCACCAGCCATTCTTCCATATCGTCCTTGAGGCCCTCGGGGCGCGTGACGATGGGCGTGATCCCGCCGGGCACCACCTTGGCGCTGTGCTTGGACTGCCCCTTCATGGCCGCGTCCAACGAACGCTGCATTCGCTCGATTTGCTCAATCGTCCAGTCGGCTGGCGCACCTAGCAGCGTGTGCGGGATGTTGCCTACCGTGTAATAGCTCAACTGCTCGACCTCGCGCCGCAGCGCGATGTTCACCGTCATGATGATCTGCTCGACGGGCGAGAAACCGTAAACCGTGTGCGTGCGCGGGTTGCGCATCACGTAATAAAGCTCGTCCGCCGTGTAATCGACGGCGGGCATTCCCTTGAGGACTTGCTGATAGGCGGGCAGGCCGGGCAGCGGTGTGCGGCCGCGCTCGTCCAGCACGCGCTTGATTGTCGAACCGTCCACCGGTTCAAGCGCGTAAAGCTGGCCACCCTTGGTCAATCGGGGATAGACGCACGCGGCGTCGATCACGAACATATCCTCCAGCACCATGCGCAGCCATTCCGGCCACGAGTTCTCGCGGTCGGGCGAACGCATGAACTCGCGGATCGCATCGCAACGTGCGTCGGGCTGTTTGTCCTCGTCCTTGTAGCGGATGCCCCATTGCAGCCGGGCCATCTGATCCTTGCGGGTTTCGATCACGAGCCGGAGCGTGCCGTAATTGTAGGCGAGCGCACGGAGCGTGGCGTAATCGACGCCCTCGTCCTTGATGCGAGTATTCGCGTTTATCGCAAACGGGTAGTCGAACCTACGGCCTACAGCGCCCTGCGAGGGGTCTTGCGCCATCGGATTAAGCGGCTGGCCGGGCGGGAAGAAGCCCTGTCCTGACAATGCTTTCCACGCACCGCTAAGGCGCGCGATCAAGCCGCTTTCGATGGGGGTGACCTTGCCACCGGCGGTATCAACCATGTTCCGCCGCCATCTTATCGTAATAGTCCAGAATGCCTTGGTGGCTGGTGCTGTTCAACGCCGCGAAGGCGTCGGCCAGCGCGTCGATTTGATCATCGTGCTTGCCGTTGGGAAACATTCGCATCTCTCCCACCAGCGCATCGTTCCACTCGGCCTTGACCATCGCCACGTTGCCGACGTTGACCTGCGCGGCCACCGGCTCGGCGCGGGTCATCTTGTCGCCCGTCACCGGCAATGCGGTCACGCTGAACCCGGCCAATTGCCGGATCATGTGCGCGACTTGAAACTTGCCCGCCTGTCCGGGGTCTTGCGGCAACCGTATGCGCGTCTCGTTAGGGTCGCGCTTGGCCGTGGCGATCAGTTCCGCCTCGACCGCATCAGGCCCACCTTGAAACCGAACCACGTCACCAATGATCCAGCGCTTATCAGGCATACGGCCCAAACGAATGCCAGCAGTATAATCGCCGCCGCCGTCAGTAGCGCCAAGGTCCCAAGCGCGGACCCAACGCGTTCCAATAGGTGCCGCATTGACGATCTCCATCCTTGCGGGCTTGAACATGTTGCCTTCGGGCGGGGCGGGTTCTTGCTGATATTGCCCGGCGAAGGTGTAGGGCGCGGCCTCGCGCATGATCTTGAGTTCTGCCGTCGTGTGCTTGGCGGCCCACAGCGCCTCGTCGTTATCGTTCAGCGCGGGAATCTTGAGGTGTTCCCACTTGTGCCCGTCGCCGCCGCCCAGAAGGTGCCCCGCTAGGTCATCTTCGTGCAAGCGCTGCATAATAAGGATTATTGGAGTGTTCGGCCCGTTGCGGCGTGAGGCGAGCGTGTTGTGATACCAGTCGATAACGCCCGTGCGGATTACGTCCGAACGCGCCTCGTCCGCTTTGTGCGGGTCGTCAATGATGATTGCGCCGCCAAACCGCTTATCCTCGGGCGGGCGCATCTTGCCCGCGCCAAAGCCCGTAACCGTGCCCCCCGAGCCTACCGCGTAAACGACACCGCCCGCCGTGGTGCGCCAGTCATCCTTAGCTTGCGTGTCCGCGCGCAGCCGCGTCTCCGGGAAGATGCGGCGATACCAGTCCGCGTTGACCACCTCGCGCGCCATCGCGCTGTTGTTCGCCGCAAGCCGTCCGCTGTAGCTGGTGTGGATAAACTCGGCGTCGGGATGGTTGCCCAGCGTCCACGCGATAAAATCGATCACCGCAAGCTGCGTCTTGGAATAGCGCGGCGGGATATTGATGATGAGGCGCTGCGTCTCGCCACGCACCACGGCTTCTAGCGCGTTGGCGATCTTCTCTTGGTGCCAGTTCTGCGACCACTTGGTGCCCGTGCGCTTGGCGAAGGCGTAGCGCGAGAACAGTAGCAGGCGGCGTCTGGACCGGATGTGCCACACCTCGTCAATAAGGTCCGGCGTCACGTCCATGCTAGTATGCCCCGTCCGACTCCCGCTCAATCTTCTCCACCACGTCGGCGGGGAGCATTTTGGTCGTCGTCTGTATTGCGCCGCCGTTCGGGCCGCTATGCTCGGTGCCCTTCACTTCGCGCCAATCATCCGGGAACCGCGCCGCCATAGAACGCGACCACACCGAAGCATTGAAGCCCGGCGCGATCATGCCGCTCTGCCCCGCATCCTCCCACCAGCGCTGGGATAGCAGCTTCGCGCGAGTAATGGCGTTGCAAAAGCCCTCGTGGTCGTCGGTCCAGCGCCACAACGTTACACGGTCAACGCCAATCTCGGCTGCAATCCATGCAAGCGATTTACCCGCGTCCCCCGCCTTAATAGCAACCTCGCAGAATGCGGGATCGTATAGGCTTGGCCGCCCTATTTTCCCCCCAGCCTGCATCGACATAACGCCCCCGGTTCGCGTAGTTGCCCATCGTTCAATGTCACCGCCGCGATCACCTCGTAATCGGTGCCCGCCACGCCCCCGCCCATGCTGACGCTCGCCGTCTGCCCGGCGTCATCCGTGCCCGTGCTGGACGCGAACGTGAGGCCCGCAGGCTCGCTGCGCCATACGGGAGAACCCGCGATAGTGAGCGCGCCAATGGCCTGGGACATTTGGTAGGACACCCGCACCGTCTCGCCCGGCGATTTATTGGGCAAGTCGGCCAGGCGCATCTAGCTAACTGACCGCGTAAGTGACGGTGACGTTAAGCGTGTCGCCCGATGCACCCGAGCGAGGCGTTCCGAAGTCCGCCGCGTTGTATAGCACGCCGGTCGTCGCACCCTTGGCGCTGTTCGTGGACATGAACATGCCCGCCACCGTGTAGCTGGCGTTCATACTGAAGGCGACGGGGACTGCGGTATTCGATCCCGCCGACGTGGTGCCGAACGTAATTGCGGGAAGCGTGGCACTCGCATAGGCCGTAACCTCGGTCCATGCCGCGTGGCTGGCGAGAGTGTCGCTCACCGCCGGAGTGCCCACACCCTTTTGGCCCATGAACCATGCGGCGGTGTAAGCACTGCCCTTGAGATACTTGTCCACGATGTCGGTCTTGCCCGCCGCGGTGACGATGTTGCGGATCGTCTCCGACCATTTGAGATTGCCATTGGCGTCGCGGCATTCCACCACGATGGTTGCCACGGGAGCGCCCGTAGCGTCAGCGGTTGTGTTCATCGGGGACCTTCCTTTTGCGCGGTGCGCTTGAAGCTGGCCGCATCGGCACGGCGCGCAAACCAAAGCGCGGGCGCGATGCGGACAACGGAATAAGAGACTGTGGCCGAACCGCCCGCGAGGACGGCTGCGTCGATTGCTGCGGTGAGATCGGTAAGGCTCGTGGCGACGATCAGCCCTGCGTTGGCAAGGTCGGCGGCGGTTTCGGCTTCAACGGTGGCGAGCGTCGCCGCCTGCAATACCGCGAGCGCATCGGTGCCTGTGGCGGCATCCGCAACGCTAGAAAACAATGTCCCGGTAGCGGCGAGGGCGTCTGCGGTCGTGGCGGCATCAACGG